GACAGGTTCTAGAAACGCTTTTTCAAACTGTGTGTCATAATCAATATACTCATTCAAATTGAATTCTTTTGGTATACGACCAGGATATGAAATGACCATATCTTTGAAAGGATTCGGCATCTTGAGATAGGTGAACTTTAGTTTTTCGCCTTCTTGAATGAGAGGATATTTATTTGTGAGTTCATGTTGTTTCAAAAAATGATTGTAAAGAATGGCGCCTTTGACATGAATCGGTGTGCCTTTCTTATACAATGAAACCGGATCAGCGTATGTGAACAGGCCATTCAAACCTCTTGGAAAAGAAATTTCTTCTGGTGGTAATGATTTGAATTCTTCTTTGAATTGTGCAATGAAGTCTTGCACATCTGACTCTGTGCCTGTCAACATCACTTTGGTAACCGTTCTCATCTTTTCACGAATTGCCGATGGTGTTGATGACTTGATCATTTCAAGACCCATCACTTTGAGTTTTGGTTCTTTATAAACAACACCTTCGTTATTGTAGACATTGAGAATATATCGTTTCTTAGCAGTCCATAAACCTTTGTCAGAAAGACCCTCTCGTTTCATAATCATCTTCTGTGCATAGGCATGAACATACTCAGCAAGTTCTTCATAAGATTTATCAATGTATGGTTGAATCTTGTCTTCACAAACTTTATCCATGAAGTCAATAATCTTTGGTGTATCAATTTCTTTGAACACAGAGTTCACTAATTCACCAAGGCGAAGATAAATCGAATCTGTATCAGACGCAATAACATAATCTATATTCTCAGTTTTCAGTATCTTATTCATATAGAGATTGATTTTTGCTTCAATCCAACGAATCGATAACTGACCTGCACTTGTGACACCAAGAGCCATTCGTAGATCATAGAACCTAAAGTATTGCGAACCCATTGCACCGTAGGCAGAATTCAAAGAAACTTTTTTCGCCAGCTGAAGATTATTATATCTCGCAATGAGATTTTCAAGTTCTTTTTTCTTTGTTGAATCGGTTTCAACTTGATAATCTTGTTGTGCTTTGATCATCAACTTTTTGAATTTCTTTCGATCTTCATACATTTCTTCCATCATCGTTGGTATAAAACCTCGTTTGTCAGTCCGAAAGAATTGCCCATTTGGCGTTATTGTTACATTTGAAATCCTGCTCAAGTTCACCTTGCGATCAAGCAACTTTTCTACGGTCACACCTTGTGCAATTACTTCTCGCATCTCTGGCGTGTAATCCTGTGGTTCCACGATAGTTTCTGGTGAGATATTGTATTGTATCAAAAGGTGTGGGTACAGAGAGTTCAAATCAAACGATGCAACCCAATCATGTTTACCAACTTGAGGTTCTTTGACATAGGCACCTTCAAAGGCCTCTGTCTTTTCTTTGATCACTTTTGGTGGTACAACAATCTTTTTTTCAAACAAATAAGAATAGATCAGAGAATCCCACATTCTTGTCTGTGCAAACACATCTTCATAATTACATTTTGTATCATAGGCGAGAGTCAGAGCCAATTCAAGTAACTTCAACTTACTCTCAAGTTTGACAATCAATTCCACATCTTTGATATTGTAATCAATAAACTTTTGATAATTGAGTTTGTACAGTTGATGCAGATTGTCAAACTCATCGTAAGAAATTTTACTTTCACCAAGTTCTACATTTGCAATATTGTCGAGGCGATATGATTCTTGTGACTTACCACCAGGCGCATACCACTTGTATAGTTCTATGTAATCAAGAGAAGCGATACCAGAAATATCATAAAAGGTTTGTTGACGACCTCTCAACACTTTTGTTCTAGCTGATAGTATTCCCCACGGTGATAACTTTTTAGTCATCTCTTCACCGAGAATACGGTTGAAACGATTATACAGATATGGTATGTCAAAGAATTTAGTATTCCAACCTGTGATTACATCGGGACAATTTACTTCCCAATCAGTAATAAAATTGCGACAAAGTGTATACTCATCACGGCAATGAATGTATTCTACATTTTCGTGTGTATTATTATATTCGCCACAACCATAAACTTTAGTATCGCCATTCAATCTACGAATGGCAATCGCTGTGATTGGCTCTGATGCTTCATCAGGATTTGGAAAACCATTCTCTGAACCAACTTCAATGTCAATGATTGCAATGTTTATATCATCAATTGACCAGTCGATCATACCTCTTTGTGTGTCTGCAATGAAGGCATATTCAAAACTTGAATTACCATAGACCTTGAAGTTTTGAACTTCATCGTATTTTTTGATAAAGTCACGAGCATCACGAATCGTTTCAAACTTCTTTGGTTCAAGTTTCTCGCCGTGAAGGCCAGACCACTCAGTATTCTTATTGGTTGGTAAAAACAAAACGGGTGAATAAGAAATCCTCTTTTTCACCCGCCTGCCGTTGTCAATGCCACGGTACATGATACTGTTACCGTAACAGAAAAGGTTTGTATAATATTTACTCATTCATGTATTGTATCATACTTTAGGAATAGATGAGGCAATCTGTATACCTGATCCGAAGATTTGATTGTATTGATTTTCTACTTCACGCATTGGTGTGGTGATGCAAAGAATATCGTCCTCATGAATACGAATACCAGTTTTGAATTCTTGGCAGTAATCTAGAAACGGTGAAAAGGCCATCATTGGACCTTCTTTTGTTGGTTGCATGACGACTTGAACTGGTTCTTTGAGTAGACAAACATCACCATCAACATCAAAGTCAGCAAGTATAGTATGATTTGTTTTGAGTGTGACTAATTTTACATTCATGCAGGCACCTCTGTCTCAGAATGTAGAACACCAATTGTAACCCATCGTTTTGGAAACAACATCTCACGACCTTCAAAATTTCTCATGTCTTGTGTTGGGTCTTGCATCCAACCGATGACCTCTACCATGTCATCATACTCACGATAAGCCAAATCATACTTCTCTGCCTTAGGCATTTTGTATTGAACGGCCAACTTTTTTGCAACGTCACGAATACTCATATACTATCCTTTAAAATAAAACCTACACGATCACCACATTCACTACGATAAAATTCATCTTTCCAAACAGGTATGATTGTATTTGCAGAATGTCCTTTAAAGTCATCATTGTATCTCAAATGCACTTCAATGATTTTGTCACCAATACATTCAACATTTAACCACTCATACTTGTTTGATATTGTAACAAGAAAATCTGGAAGTGTCAACACATCTTCGCATCTTTGCCACTTTGAAAAACGATCTAATCTTTCTGAGTTTCTAAATCCTTCAACAGCAAGAACTTGTTTACCGTGATGAAAGTCGAAACTTAGATGACGACCTTTAAACACTTCACACCAAAAATAACCATCTGGTATATCATGATGTGCATTTTCTGAAAGATGAACAATCTTTGCACCACGACCCATCATGCGAAAATTAACACATGGTCTTATGATATATTCATTTGTTTTTGGTGGTGAAACTCCTGCTGGGCCGCAAAGGTAACCTAATCGTTTTGCAAGAATGAGTTTATCGTAAATCCAAAGGTCTTCTGATTCAATAAACTCCCAAACATCTTTATCGTCCACTCTGAGAATCACCTGGTGCTACACGATAATTGTCTTCATCAGAATCAGGTGTTGATACTTCTAGAATATGACCTGCCTTGATGCAGATAAGTTGATGTGGTACAAGAGGTGCATTATGCCAAGTAGCGCCTGTATGTAATGGTGTTTCTCGAACTTCAGCGGTCTTTGTATCAATCCATTTTACAATAAACTCACCAGACATGACACGCCAAGTTTCATCTTTCTCACGGTGAAAATGCATTGAGAACTTGGCGCCGTCATGAAAATGCATAAACTTACCACAGTATTTGTCATTGGTCACCCATATATCTTCGTAACCCCAACCTTTATCCACACGGCCAAAAAACCTATTCATAACCACCTCAAAATTTTTATTAAGCAATCAAACCAGGTTTATAGACAGTTTTACCATTCTCTTTCATTGCGGTAAGAATCTGTTTCTTATTGTCACCTTCAACATAAGAAACATGAACCCAACCAGAATCAGGAACACCTGGTGTATA